TCTTGTTTTGTAAATTTATTTTTTGTAGTATTTTTATCTGCTAACATGATTTGTCTTAAAATCTAAGTTAAATTTTTCCAATATTCCTATTTGGCCTTTTTCTTCCGTCTTTCTGAATCGCTTTTTGTTTCCCATTTTTCCAATTTACTAGTATCTAATGATACTATATTACCATCAGCATCCTTTATTTTTATTTCTTTTAAAAAATCTAATAAATATTTTCTTACGTCTTGTGTAAAACCAGTAGGTAATTTCTCTTGCTATATTTTTATTTTTTCTTTAATCTCTGGGGACATACGTCTACCCTCTTCTTCTAATAGATCTAAATTACGTAAGAGAATATTAGCCGTGTTTTTTAATTTCTACATAACACGAGTATGCTCTTTATTTATTGTTCCATTTTCTAAAGTAGTATTGAAAAAACGCTATTTTATTGTATCCAAATCGACTAGTTCAGTAGATTGTTGTTCATTATATAAAATGGTATAAGTTTCTTCTATAAAACTAGAAGCTAGCTCGGAAATAAAAGCTCTTTTTTGTGCATCATTAAGATTGCGCTATGATATATACTATTCTGCAATTCCTTTTATTTCGGGCATTAGTCCAGTCAGCATTTCATTTCTTTTACTGCCCATGGTAGCTGCGTCAATCTTTTTTGTCATAGAGGCGCGCATGTTATATCCAGATCGTCTTCGCTAATTACTAAAATCAGTATTTCTAAAAATATCTGCTATAAAAGCATCTGGACGATATTCCATTCTTTTGGTGTTTCTATTACCCATTTTTTCTACAAACGAAGCTAATTGTTGATATTCTTCTTGAACTTGTGCTAATTTATTTTCCCAATTTTTTACATTTTTATTGTCTTGGCCAATAAGATTAATTAAAATTAAAAATTTATTATAATCAATAATTTTTTGATCGTTTTGAAAAATACTATTTAAATTTTTTAAATATACTTTATTTTTCTTTTTTTTAAAAAATGGGTGATTTATAATTTTATTTTTAAAATACTACGCTTCTATTTTAGCCTCCTGGTCTCTGGCGTTTGCTAAAAATTCTAATGCTTGTTGAATAGCTGCCTCTCCATCAATATTGTCGCCATTCTATGAAATTGGCTAATTTAATATGCTACTAGCTGCTGAATATATACTTCTTCCTTCGTCCCCATAATTTAATAGACTGTTAAAGAAAAAATATCTAGAACCGGTACTAATATTTATATTATCTAACCAGTCTGCCATAATTGATCACCAACTTAATCCAACAAATCTGCCATAGCCGCGACCTTACTTCTTTCAGTCTTTAATAGCTTCACCATTCCAAATAATGACTTTCCATATAATCTTTCAATCATCTTTGGGATACCGCTCATTTTTTCATCATAATAATCACATTGTTTAACATCGGCGCAGAAAATAATTTCACTACCTTCTGCAACACGTCCAAGTAATAATTGAATATTAGATGTTAATAAGTTTTCCGCTTCATCCACGACAATACAACAATTCTTTAAGTCGCGGCCGCGAAGAGAAGATAAGTGCGCTGGTTCAATTTGTCCATTATCTAAATATTCTTCAAATTTTTCAATACCAATCATATCCTCAATCTGCATCAGCCAAGGATATAATTTGGAAACCGTATCTCCAGGTAATGTTCCTAATTTTCCCGCGCCTTTTACTTCCAAATTGTTTTTAACAAAAACAATTTTATCAAAACGTCCGGTTTGCATTTCATGTAATGCATAATTTAATGCGAGGAAACTTTTGCCTGTACCAAACTTGGCAAGACATAATTTAATAGGAATGTCTTTATTTTGTAATAAATCCATATACATTTTCTGTTCAATATTGCGTGGCTTGATGCGTTCGCCAAGTACTGATGTAAATTCTTTATAAGCAAGTGGTCTATATTTTGTACCATTCCAGAACATAACATCTTTTAATTCATCATTATCATTATATATCATAATGAATTCATTATTTTGGCAATTAAATACATTAGCTGTAGGATTTGTGTATATTTCACTCAATGTATCCATATCTGGATAGCAACGACGCCAACCGCAATAACGCTCAGTTAATTCTTTATCTTTAGGCACATAATATGTGCTCGTTATTTCTTTAATTTGTTTTGCGAATAAATATAAAGTACCATCAGAAGTAACAAAATGGATGGGCTGTCGCATTTTCTTACTTAACAAAATTGCTTCACTTAAAATACGATGGTCATTTATATCAGTTAAGAAAGGATGCTTATGGATTTCTTTTAAAATATCCTTCTGTGCAAAACAAGTAAATGAGTATTCATTACTTTGAATAATTTCGCGTACAACTTGCCGCGCGAAAAATTTTGTGTTATCATCTTTATTTCTATCTGTTTTAATATTTTCTAATTCACTAATTACAATTGGGCTTATATAAATATTGAAAAAGCTATCCAAACCGCCGGCGAGGATAGCTGATGTATCTAAAAAGTTAATCATTATTCTTCACTTCCAATAATTTCATCAATTAAATTTAATTCTTTCATTTCTTTCGCAGAAATAAACCATTGATGTCGAGTTTTTGACTCATATAATTCTGCGGTTATATTTGTATTTTTAATAATAAAGTCTTTAATATCGTTATCAACCTTATCATTAAATGCCATGAAGTCTTGCGCGGTCTTTGACTCACTAGATTCCATAGTAATATAACCATCATGTACCAAAGCATAGGTACTTGGATAGCACATACGATGTACATTATCGTTCTTTCCGCCCGCGGCTAAAATTACTGCGGACATGGAAGCAGCGTATCCGAGAACAATTATATTTAATTGTTTCTTATATTGCGCAATGTAATGTGCTAGAAAGAAACCATCTGCAACAGAGCCACCAGGAGAGTTAAGAATAAGTGTCACTGGCTCAACAGATGAATCGTTTTCAAACTCTTTTAGAGGAAGATAGATTTTTTCTACTATATCTTCATCAATATAAGTATTAAAAAGAACCGTGCGATTATCTAATAATTGATGAAAATATTGATAATCTTTTGCGTTAAAACCCACTTGCTCTAAAAGAGTGGAAATATCAAAATCTAAAGCCATAAAAACCTCCTCGTTGTTCGAGGAACAACATTTAATTTAAAATTTTTTCAAGTGTGCAATCTTCCGGAGAAATGTCTTCCATTCTAATTGATTTTAGAACAGGATGACGAATTGAAATATTTTCGCGTGCGGTAGAAACCATCATCCCATTAATACTTACGGGACACATATAGTAATCATCAAAATGGTCTCGTAGTTCATTTTTGAACTCTTCGGTTAGTCCTGCGACTTTACATAATTCAATCTTATTTCCTTCTCCATCAAAAACACCTACGGTAATACTAGCTGGCCAATTATAATAATAATTTTTTGAGATTGGAATATAAGGACCACCAAGATGGTAATCTCCATAATATTCGCCGCAAAGTTTTTCACCTGTGCGTGTGTTCTCCCAAAATTGCCAATGACCAATATCGCCGCCATTATAATTTTTTTCGCATGGCACGGTATTTAAAATAAAGCAATCAATATCAGATGAAATTTCTTGCTTAACTTTAATACTGTCCCAAGCGTGTGGACCCCTTTTGCCGGCTTCATAATGCGCATTACGTTTATAACATACTGCGCCTTCTCCTCCTGCGGCAAAAATTTGGCCCATTTTATCAAAGAAAGTTTCATCCATTGGATAATATTCAACGCCTTCAACCAATGGAGAATTAATTCTATTTACTACTTGTGGAATATATTTAATACGTTCTTCAAAATCTGTATCCATTAGATTTTGGCCATCAATATAAATTACATCAAAGATACGCCATCTTAATGGATTATTTTTTTGACGTTCACGCGCTTTTGGAGTTAGACATCTAAGTACGCTACCAATATCCTTATCTATATCACCATCACGATATACTTCGCCAAGAATTACAGTATCTCCATCTTGAAAAGCATTTACAACGGCGTCCCAAAAAAACACCTTATCTTGAATTTCGCCATAAGTTCCAGTGTTTTTGGAAATACCGCGTGTTTGAAGCGCTTTGCGCTCCGCAGTAAGGACCGCGCGGCTCCAATTTCCATCGGTTTTAATACCAAAAAGATAATTTCCGCTTTCACTTAAACGTTCAAGTTTCATACGTTTATCTTGTGGCGAAACGGTACTTTGGATTGACCAATACTTCATGGGCTCCATAGTAAATAAATCCATAATTACTCCTTCATCAAATCTTCAATAATTACATCAACTGAATCTTCAAGAGCTTCAAGCCCCTCACGATTTTCAATAATATAATCAAACGCAAACTTATCTAGTTGTGTTTCGCTGACATGACGTAGTTGCTCTGTTGTCATACTAGGATTAACATAAGCAGTTCCATCTAGATTATAACGCTCAATACGAATCGCGCATACATCTTCATTATAATGACATACACGCTCATATTCATTAACAAAACGCCAATCAGGGATAAGTGCAATATCAAAATCACCAGCCGCGGCGTCAATAAATTTAGCTACAATATCAGCCCAATAATCTGGCTCATACGCGCGCATCATTTCTGTGCCAATTGTTTGTAGTAATTTGCGTCCGGCTTCATCTTTTTCGCCATTCCATTTATAATATATAATAGCATAAAATTTTACTAAATCGGCGAAATGAATAGTAAGCACCCTGTTATTTTGTGCTTCTAATTTTGTAGTAAAGGCATTTGCTACGGCATCTTTTCCAGAGCCGCTTTTACCGCTCATCATTATTACTTTCATCTATTAACTACCTCATACGCATATTAAAATAGAAACGAACAAATTCTTGTTCATTTTCATCACAAGCATTTGTATAGTTATTAAGTAAATCTGCCATTTTAGTAGGTCCTAACTAACTAGCAATATCAAAAATCATTTTCGCGCCCGCTTTTGTCGCCTCTGGAATATCAGTAAATAATTCAATCATGTTTATTCTCCTTCATTACCTTAGAAAGCGCATCAAAAAAAGATTGAACTTCTTCTTGTGTTTCTAGTGTAATTTTTCTAATTGCGCGGCCGCGCTGCCGCTCATCATTATCGGGCATATTAAAAATATAATATTGCTCTTCATCCTCTTCTGGAATAATACGAGTACATAGATGCTTACCAGTTTTTTTACTTAATACTTTTACAATAGTACTATTTTTTAAATGAGACATTTCTATGTCGCGGCATTCTGGTTTTAATTCATTCATGAAGCCGACATATTCATCTCGTCCTACTCTATAAATTTCGTTATCCATATTAACCTCTATATTCTTGTTTTAGTGTTTCTGACTGTGCTTGCGCTAAATCATCACAGCATTCATTCCAGTAATTTCCCGCGTGACCAGCTACTTTTCTAAACTCATACCAAAAATTATCAAAATAAGGAATGATTTGATACCATAAATCTTGGTTTGCTACTGGATCTCCCTTAGAATTTACCCACCCGTTTGCCATCCATCCATGATACCACCCTTGACGATAGCAATTAATAGCATAAGCAGAATCACTATGAATAATAATTTTTTCATTAGTACGGCGGGTAGTGGAAGCATATTTCAATGCTTCTGCAATAGCAGTTAATTCCATACGCTG